ATACAAAAAATCCTGTCATAGTAAACGCGTTTATGTTTGCATCGTGTTAATATCCAAGCATGTTGACACCTAAACAAAAGGCTTACGCTCAGGCCCGTGCTGATGGAGCAAAACAAACCCATGCAGCTATTGCTGCGGGATACTCTGAAAAGACGGCTACTCAAGCTGCCAGCAGACTTGAGAAAGACCATGAAGTTTTCGCGCACATTCAGCGCCTGAAGGGGTTGCCATCCGCACCCTTGAAGGAAGTCCCCAAAAAGACTATCAAGCGGCTGGTTAAGTTTGCCAAAAAGCCAATTCCAATTGAAGCACCTCCAACGCCCGTGATAGAGGCTGTGAGTGAGCCAGTGCGTGAGCGCATGATGGATATTGGAACACTTGACCCATTGGAGCTAATGAAGCAACTGGTTTCCGATGTAAGCGAAGATCCAAAGTTACGACTGGCTGCGGCTGTAGCATTGGCGCCATACATGCACTCCAAGCAGGCGGAATTAGGGAAGAAGGAATCCCAGGCCAAGACAGCGCAGGAAGCCGCTACGGGAAAATTTGCAGCTAGTGCGCCGCCTCGTTTGGTAGCGCGTAATGGTTGAAGCACGGCTTAATTTTAAGCCATGCAAATTCTATGTGTGCTAAAATAACCCCATAAACAGCAAAGCCGGCAAGTGCTTGTAACACTCCCGGCTTCTAATCAATTCACAAGTGAAGGTGTGTGAAATGAGTGCGCCGATTGTATCAAAAACCAAGCACTGCACGAAATGCGGTGAAACGAAGCCCGTTGAGGCGTTTTCGAAGCACAAATGCAAAAAAGACGGACTGCAGTCGAAATGCAAGGCGTGCGCGGCTGTGCAAGGCGCCACCTACTTCGCCGGAAACAGGGTGGCTAAGCTGGCAAAACAGGCCGCCCACTACGCCGCTAACCGCGAGGATATGCTGGCCAAGCAGGCTGCGTACCGCGCCGAGAACCGCCAGAAGTGCAACGCCGCTGTCGCAAAGTGGGCAAGGGCAAACCCCGATGCAAGGCGCATACACAAGCAAAACCGCAGAGCCCAAGAAGCACAAAGCGGCGGTAAACTCTCGCGCGGCATAACGGCCAAGCTATTCAAGCTACAGCAGGGAAAATGCGCTTGTTGTGGTGAAACGCTGGAGACGCTAAAAAACGGAAGTGTGGACGGGAAAAAAGTGCACCTAGACCACATCATGCCAATCTCAAAAGGAGGTACCAATACGGATAAAAACATGCAACTACTTACTTCCACATGTAATCTTGAAAAAAACGCGAAGCACCCTGTGGACTTCATGCAATCGCGTGGGTTTCTGCTATGACTAAACCCGTATGGACAACAGCATGCCTTGATTGGCAGGACAGGATTCGCGAAGGTAGGAGCCTGATACCTCCCCCGCTATTTCCTGAGCAAGCCGAGCAAGCGGTGGCAATCTATCGCGAACTCAAAATAGTAGATGCCATTGGCTCCCCTACGTTTGGGGAGGCTGGCGCACCTTGGATGGAAGACATAATCCGCAGCGTGTTTGGCGCTTACGATGCCAATAGTGGGCGCAGGCTGATACAAGAGTGGCTGATTATGGTGCCCAAGAAGTCTGGCAAATCCGGCCTTGGTGCTGCCATCATGTTGGTTGCGCTCATATTGAATTGGCGCGCCAGTGCAGAGCTTGCGATCATTGCGCCTACGGTGGAGGTCAGCTCCAATGCGTTCTCACCTTGCCGTGACATGGTTCAAAAGGATGACGAACTATCGGCGCTTTGCCAAGTTCAGACCCATATAAAAACTGTCACTCATAGGACATCCGGCGCAACTTTGAAGGTTTTAGCTGCTGAAACCAACACTCTTGGTGGCAAGAAAAACTCGTTTACGCTTGTCGATGAGCTACATCTTTTTGGTTCTATGCCGCAAGCGGAACAGATGTTCAGGGAAGCGCTTGGAGGCATGGCGAGCCGCCCTGAATCGTTCGTCATATGGATAAGTACGCAAAGCTCACAGCCGCCAGCAGGAATATGGAAAACAAAGCTGGATTACGCTAGAGCCGTCAGGGATGGCCGCATTGTGGATCCGGCGTTTATGCCAATTTTGTGGGAACACCCCGACGATATGGTAGCTGATGGTAGCTGCCTGTTACTGGAAAACATGCCCCTCGTACACCCGAATTTAGGGTACTCGGTGGACCCTGCTTTTTTGGAACGTGAGTACCACAAAGCGAAACACACCAGCGAGGAAAGTTTCAGGGATTACATGTCTAAATTTGCCAATGTGCAGATTGGCATGAATCTTCGTTCGGATTCTTGGCCAGGTGCAGATTACTGGCAATCCTGCACCGACCCCAAGCCATTCACGCTTGCAAGGCTCTTGGCTGAGTGCGAAGTGGTGGATATTGGGATAGACGGCGGTGGATTAAGTGACTTATTGGGCCTTGCTGTCATTGGAAGGATAAAAGGCACGCAAAAATGGATGCACTGGTCGCATGCGTGGGCACACCCATCAGTGATGGAGCGAAACAAACAAGTCGCCTCCCGCTTGCAAGACTTTGCCAAAGATGGCGACTTAACGATGGTTGAACGAATCGGCCAGGATGTGGAAGGGGTGGCTGATATATGCGCACAGGTGTATTCAAGCGGACTATTGGACAGAATCGGCGTTGATCCTGCTGGAATTGGGGCTATTTTGGAAGCATTAGAGGCAAATGACATACCGAGCGATAAGATTATTGGAATATCTCAGGGGTGGAAATTGACATCATCGATCAAGACCACAGAGCGCAAATTAGCCGAAGGTGCATTGATACATGGCGGGAGTGCGCTAATGGCATGGTGCTGTGGTAATGCCAAAGTAGAGCCGCGCGGTAACGCCATAACGATAACCAAAGGCGGCAGCGGATCAGCAAAGATAGATACCTTGATGGCCACATTTAACGCCGTCTCCCTAATGGCCCTCAACCCCCAATCCGCAGGCGAGGCATACCAGATGTTTGTGTTATGACTTTTTTTGTGCTATAACCCAGCCATGACGCAAAAAGCCTATTCCACAATCTCGTTTAACACCAAAAGTTTGAATGAAGATCAGCGCATCATCAAAGGTGTGGCATCCACGCCATCGCCTGACCGCTCTAATGACATCGTAGACCCATTGGGCGCGCAGTTCAAACTGCCCATTCCACTATTGTCACAGCACGACCACACCAAGCCTATTGGTGAAGTGATCGAAGCGAAGGTGACCAAGGCGGGGATTGAGTTCACCGCTAAGATCGCTAAAGGCATCGGCTATGTGGATGAAGCATGGGCACAGATTAAGCAGGGTCTGATTCGCGGTGTATCGATTGGGTTTTTACCCCTCGAATCCGAGCAAGTCAAGACAGCTAAAGGATATGGCGTCCAGTTTAAGCGATGGGAATGGACAGAGCTGAGCGCCGTCACAGTACCCGCTAACTCTGAAGCAACTATTTCGGTCATCAAGTCATTAGCCACGTCTGGCACACAGGACTTGACAAAGAAAGCATCACCCCACGTCTCGGGGCAGTCAGTAGTATCTCTCAACCCCCAAACGAAAGTTAGTATGAAATCAATTTCCGATCAGATTAAGGCGTTCAATGCTCGCCATGCAGACTTGGCCGCATCCGTTCAATCCATCTTGGCTAAATCCGCAGACGAAGGCCGCACTTTGGATGATGTCGAAGCCGAAAGCCACGATACCGCAATGGCAGAGATTACCAGCGTTGAGAAGCACATCGAACGCCTGAAAGCATCCGAAAAAATGGCCATCGCTACCGCTACCCCAGTGGACGGCTCTAGCCAGAAAGCCGCCGTCGCCTCTCGCGCTGGTGGCGGTGTTATTTCGGTGCGTAGCAATGAAGCGCCGGGTATCGAGTTCGCTCGCTACGTCAAGTGCGTTGCATTGGCGCAAGGTAATGCGTATCAAGCCGCTGAGATTGCAAAATCTCGATTCCCCGACAACCCACGCATTCAGTCCGTGATCAAGGCAACCATTGCCAGCGGCACTACAACTGGCACAACCTTTGCTGAACCATTGGTTGAATATACGAATTTCACTTCGGACTTTATTAGCTGGCTTACTCCACAGACCATCATCGGCAAGTTTGGCACTATGGGCATTCCAAGCCTGCGCCGCATTCCTTTTGGCGTGCGCATCAAGTCGCAGACCGCTGGGTCCACAGGATATTGGGTGGGCGAAAGCTCACCTGTGCCGTTGACTGACGCTGGTTTTGGTGATGTTGAATTGCGCTGGGCAAAGGTTGCAAACATTGCTGTGCTGTCCAATGAACTCATTACCCATTCCAGCCCAAGTGCTGAGATGCTAATGCGTGATTCGCTGGCTCAAGCCCTCATTCAGCGTTTGGATATTGATTACGTGAATCCTGCAAAAGCTGCGGTATCTAACGTGTCCCCTGCTGGTATCTTGAATGGAACCACGGCAATTACTGCCAGCGGTACCGATTACGATGCCTTCAAGGTTGACGTGAAGTCTCTGATGTCTAACTTCATCACCAATAACATTCCGTTGAATGACGGCGTGTTTATTATGACGAACACCCAGGCGCTGAGTTTCTCTCTAATGACCAACGCTTTGGGCCAAGCCGAGTTCCCGAACATCACCATGAACGGAGGTTCTATCCTTGGCCTACCCGTGATCGTGTCTCAGAATGTTCCAACTGGCGTAATTGCCTTAGTTGCAGCGTCTGAAATCTACTTGGCTGATGATGGCGGTGTTTCAATCGAAGTAAGCCGCGAGGCAACCCTGGAGATGAGCGACACACCGTCAGGTACTGCCACTCGCTCAGTTTGGCAAAATGGTGAACTGGCGATCATGGCAACCCGCCAGATCAACTGGGCCAAACGCCGTACAGCCGCTGCAAAATACATCGCATCGGCTGCTTACGCATAATCCAGCGTAACCATAAAAGATTGGCCCTTCGGGGCCTTTCTTGCGTCTGTGATACAATCAGCACATCAAAAGCAAAACCCAGAAAGTGCGTCAACACCGTCTGGGTTTCTCAACAGTCCACAAATAGAGGTGTGTGAAATGTCTGACAGTATTCTAACAAAAGTTTGCCCCAAGTGCGGCGAGACCAAGCCCATTGAGGCGTTTTATAAACACAAAGGCATGCACGATGGGTTGCAGGCCCAGTGCAAGGCGTGCAGTGCTAAGCAAGCCGCAGCATACTATGCCGCCAACAAAGAGCGCTACCTAGAAAAATGCGCCATATGGGCTGCTGAGAACAAAGACCGCAAGCGCGAGACCAACGCCGCCTGGCTGGGGGCCAATCGAGACCGCAAGCGAGAGACAGACGCCGCTTGGATGGAGGCTAACCGCGATCGCAAGCGCGAAACTGACGCAGCATGGTACACCGCGAACAAATCCCGAGCGAACGCAACAAGTTCAGACTGGGCCAAAGCAAACCCTGAGCGCGTACGCCATAACCAAGCCGCCTGGGCCAAAGCAAACCCCGATCGAGTTCTGGAAAAATCCGCCGCCTTTCGCATAGCCCACCCCGATCGCGTCAGGAAAGCAACCGCAAAATGGCAAAAGGCAAACCCCGAGGCCGTTCGCATCCACAGCCAAAACCGCAGAGCCCGTAAGCGCCAAAGCGGTGGCAAGCTAACGCGCGGCATAACCGCCAAGTTGCTCAAATTGCAGCATGGTAAATGCGCATGTTGCCATGCAGACCTTGGCAAAACCGGATGCCATCTTGACCACGTTATGCCATTGGCACTTGGTGGCTCTAACACGGACGATAACGTGCAGCTACTGTGCCCTAGCTGCAACCTGTCAAAACACGCTAAACACCCCGTTGACTTCATGCAGTCTCGGGGGTTTCTATTGTGAAGACTTTGCAGTCTAGGCTATCTACGTTAAAACCAACTGGCCCAAAAGGCCTATCGGCTACCGTCCGCATAACTGGTAGCAGACTTCAGAAAATAAGACATGCAAAGTTGCTATCCAACCCCGCCTGCGAGGAATGTGCCCGTAATGGAATTGTGACCCCCGCAAAAGTCATTGATCACATCGCACCGTTATGGGCAGGAGGTAGTGAGAGTGCTAACAATAGACAGTCGCTGTGTATCCGATGCCACGATATAAAGAGTGCGGATGAGACTAAGGAAAGACATGGCGGATAGGTTATAATTTATTTTGAAGATTTTGTACTTCCGTGAACAAGACGGATACAGTGCAAAGTCTTCACAGACCTACCACTAATATGCCGTGCTTGTTCCACGGTGTGTTAGTGGTTTTTTTCTTTTAGGAATCAATATGCAAGTTCAAGTTTTCAATTTCGATAATCACACAGTTCGCACACAAACAGACGAGCGCGGTGATCCTTGGTTTAACGCCAATGACGTTTGCAAGGCGCTAGGATTTGGAAATTCCCGTGATGCTATTGAGCGCCACGTTGATCAAGAGGATGTCGGGAAACGCGACACCCCTACTGCAGGCGGTGTTCAGGCAATGAACAACATCAACGAGTCCGGTTTGTATGCTTTGATTTTTGGCAGTACATTGCCAGCGGCTAAGGCATTCAAAAAGTGGGTCACATCCGAAGTCTTGCCAACCATTCGCAAAACTGGCAAATATGAAGTGGTGAAAGCGCCAGCCTTTGAAATTCCCACCACGCTCTCAGGTGCGCTGCGCCTGGCTGCGGAGCAAGCTGAAACAATCGAGAAACAAGACGCTATCTTGTTGGAACAGGCCCCAAAGATGGCGGTGTACGAATTGCTGGCCGACCGCAAGAAAGATGTATGCACTACCATCGTTGCAAAACAGTTGGGTACTACGGCGCCAAAGCTGAATGATTTTCTCCGGGAGCACGGCGTGAAAATGATGCACGCGCAATTGCCAAAAGCCGGATACATTCAATGGTTCAACGTAGTCAGCGTCATAGCCAACGGACAAGAGCACCTGCAGTGTTTGATCACACCGTACGGACAAATCGAGATCACCAAGCTATGGCATACACACAAGATTAAAAATATTTTGCAGAAAGTGCCAAAACTGCTGTAAATTGGTTTACACTACGTCTATCAACAACCCCACCTAACTAGGAAACCTTCAAATGTTCATCAAACTCACTCTCGGCATTTTTGGATCAATGTTCACAGCTTTCAAATACTGCGCAGGTGCTTTTTTGGCTCTGGTGTTAGTAGTTGCCTGTAACAATGGATACGAGCGTTATTCGCAAGTTGCAGAAAGTGCTACAGCTCCTGCTAAGTCAACACCATCGGAGCAATGCGCAACTCAGTTGCCAAATCATATTGCCGAATACGACCGCTTAATGGCCGCCAAGCAATATTGGGACGCATATCTCAAATTGAGTTCGTGCGCTGACTTACTGGGGCGTTCGGACCTTAAGGATAAAGTCAAGGAAGCCGACATCTTGGAGCGACAAGCAATCATCAATAACCCCAAGTCAACACCACGAGAAAAAGCGAATGCAATGGAAGTATTGGCGCGTGACTATCCGGCTCAATTTAGTGGACTTGCACCAAAGGCTCAAGAACTTACAAAAAAGCTGGATGCAGACGAAAAAAAGCGTATCAAGTCAGAGCGCCGTAAATATGGTGTATCTATCGGTATGACGATGGAAGAAGTGCAAGATAGTAGCTGGGGTAAGCCACAATCAATCAACCGCTCTATTTACGCTAACACCACACGGGAGCAATGGGTTTATGGTGGGCGCAACTACCTGTATTTTGACAATGGCGTACTGTCTAGCATTCAGAACTAAAATTGCCCACTATTGCAAACAATGCTAAAATGGTTTAACTCTGAGGACTATCCATGTTAAAGACAACAATTATCCAAAATGGCGTATTGAAGCAAGTACCTTCAAAGCATGCAGCCATTCTTGTTGCAATCAAAAAAGCTAGCTATGTGAAAGACGTGGCAGCCGAATCAGACACTGATGCACCGGGTCAAGGCGAAACGGTAGACACTGACGCGCTCAAGCCCAAACGGGCCTATGTCCGAAAGGATTTGCGAGCCGAGGAGTAAAACATGGGCCGCATCCGTGACGCAGTGACAAAATTGTTGCAGCCGGTTGACTCGCGTAACGGCGGCGGCTGGCGTTCTATTATTTCGGAGTCATATGCGGGCGCTTGGCAACAAGGGGTAACGGTAGAAAGCAATGAAAACCTACTGCGCTTTTCAGCGGTGTACGGTTGTATCAGTGGCATCAGCTCTGACATTGCAAAACTCCCTTTGAACGTCCTGCGAGAGCAAGACGGCATCAATACACCACAGCGAACAGGTCGATCGGTTGACATACTGAAAAAGCCTAACAACTACCAGACTAGGTTCCAATTTGTCCAACAATGGGTTATTTCCAAGCTAATCCACGGAAACACCTACTGTTTGAAGGTTCGCGGCGCTGATAACAAGCTCACGGGGTTGATTGTTCTTGACCCTGAGAATGTGACCGTATTGGTGTCTGATGCTGGTGATGTGTTCTACCAATTACGGCGCGACAATCTCAGTCAAACCACGGATATAACAATCCCTGCCAGCGAGATTCTGCATGACCGATTGGCAACGCTATTTCACCCATTGGTTGGGGTCAGCCCAATCTATGCGTGCGGCATGTCAGCGACTATGGGGTCAAGCATCACATCATCCGGCGCGGCGTTTTTTAAGAACAAATCACAGCCGGGCGGAATTTTGACCGCACCCGGCCGCATTAATGACGATACCGCTACACGACTGCGCGAGCACTGGAAAAGCGAGTATTCTGGCGCAAATTCAGGCCGTCTGGCCGTATTTGGTGACGGATTAAAGTTTGAGAGATTGACCGTATCAGCCGTAGACGCTCAATTGATCGAGCAGCTCAATTGGTCTGTGTTGGACATTGCCCGGGCTTTCAGATACCCGGCATACAAGTTACAGGCAGGCCCACCAATCATGGCGGGAAGTGCTGAACAATTGAACCTAGGTTACTACAGCGAAGCCCTGCAACCTTTGATTGAAGCAATGGAGGGGGTCTTAAATGACGGCCTCGAATTGCCCGGTTCGCTACAGATTGAGTTTGATGTAGAGGGCCTGGGCCGTATGGACACCGAAGCCCGATTCCGTACCGCTGGCGAATCCCTGAAAGTAGTCAGCCACAACGAAGCACGCGCACGCCTAAAC